TAGTTTAAAGTTGACCGGTCAAATCGGTCAACTGGTTCAATAATTTCGTCGGCAGCTTCTTCAGGTGCTTCGTCGTGATGTTTTGCAAAAGTTACTGTGACGACCTCGTCTGTTTCGTCAACAGCAACAATATGACGCTCTTGCGCCTCAATCACTTTTTCATTTTTCGTTTCAATTTCTTCAGTCATAATAACCTCATCGCTTTTGATTATTTTAATCATACGCTCATCATCTTCTTTTTTCAAGCGGTCAACAATAGCGCGTGACCAACTGAAACCACTGTTTCCACCCCACAAAGCCCATGCAACCCTTCCTGCACTTGGATAGCCTTTTTCTCCTTGGTTGAAGCCTTCAGCTTTCTTGTCTACTTCGTGACGAGCGAAGAATGAGAACATACGCTTGACAGTTTCTTCAGATAGGTTCTTGCCGTTGCTAATGTCTCTAGCTCTGGCAACACCAACCTCTGTGCCTCCACGACCAAACTCACGCCGCCACTCAAGACCGCGCTCGGCTTCTTCAATCATGCCTTTGGTTGGTTTATACACCATCATCACCCTCATCAGTAATAGGTTCTGCTGGAGACTTATTACCAAAAGGTTCAAACGCCATTTTCAAGCCATAGCGTTCAGCCATTTCCTTGTCAGATTGTATCTGAGCAAACAATTCTTCAACGTCCCGACCGTAGTTGGCGGCAACGTCATTCATGCTAATTAGACCATTGTTGATGGCTGTAACTGCGGCATTGATTTCTTTTAGTGGGTCAACCCAAGCAAATCCACGACCGCGAAAGTGAATGTTTGAGAACTTGTTTAACTTGTTTGAAGGTATATTCATTGAGCCAAAGTCAAGCGCACTATCTAACCAGGCAAGATAAACAGGCTCACAGAAATGCTCAATCAGGAATGACTGAAGCATCTTGTAGTGGTCACGCTCCTCAATCGTACCCTGCCGAATTGACGAGTAGCTAACGCCTGTAAGGTCGTTCGATAGGCTGGTGTAACTAACATTCAAACCAGATGCGATACCGCGAAGTACACCCTTCTCAAAACTATCAAATGCTGTAGTTGGGTGCGTAGCATCAATCATGCTGAACTCATGCCCTGCTGGTAACTGATAGACCGAAGCCGGCTCCATATCAATAATTGGCATACCTTCTGCATCTTCATCGTCACCAACAAAGTCTTCGCCAGTTGGTGTTGTAATAACACCAAACTTAGCCGCCGCCGCCCTTGCCGCAACAAGCTCCGCCTCACGGTAGCCAGCAAGCATTTTTAGGCTGGCAATAGCTGGTGACATAAATGGCTCACCACGGGTCTGATGCTGACGATGTTGAACGAATATATGAATAATATCTGATGCTGGAACGCGAATAGTCTTGTTCTGTGCATTGACTTTTATGTATGCACTATCGTTCGGATGGCTTGTTAAGACGTAGTAGGCAACGGGCTTATGAAACTCATCAAGCTCAACACCCATTCTGATTTCATTACCTTGCTCAGATTTGCCATTCTTGGTGTGGTCAATCAGGTCAGCCTCAATAAATTGTAAGCTGAACCCGTCTTGATAACGCCTGTTCTTAATCTTCTTTATGAATACTTCGCCATCACGCGCCATAGTTTCTGCTACATAACGCTGGCAATCAAGCCAAGACATACGCCCGGACACTTCAGCATTGCCTAGTTTTGCCCAACGCTTAAATGCGTCTTCGACTATCTGGTTTCCCGTAACGTCTAAACTCTTATCATCATTCCGCGCACGAACCTGTAGCTTAAAACCAGCTTCACCAACAACATTAGTCTTGATTAGGTTTAGAAACCGCTTGCCATATTCGTTGTTTCTAGCAAGGTCACGACTGCGATTGCGAAGCGTTGAGATGGAATGACTTAGTTCTGCATCCGCAGACATATTGCTAGTAAGAAAATCAGCAAATAACCGCCCTTGATTTGCGCCAGCATAAGACCGATAGTTTGGCATCTTCTTGCGTTTTTTCGGCGCATTGTCCCGCGAAAAGAAGTCAAATAGAGCCATTATTAAAATCTCCCAAGAATTGTAGAATTAGTTCTTCTACCATGTTTTATGCGCTCACGCTTCTTTATTGCAGAAACTTCTTGCTTATAAAAAGTTCTCCAATCTATCAATTCCTGCGGTGAAAACTTTGTCAGTGAGCGACCATTAATAGAATAGCTGGAAACATCGCTATCAGCCTTGCCCTCTAATATGGTCTCAATCTTACCAAGCATAATCTCAGCATGACTGCGTGGGTCTACATTGTTGTCAAAGTCTGTGCGAATTTCAATCTCACCACGGTCAACTGTCACCCTGCTGTTGTCGCTGTCACGCTCTATTTCGATTTGATAGTGATAATGCCCAACGTCATAATTTGCTGTTGACGCGCTTGTAAATGTAAACAGATAGTCATCGCCAGATGCTGTTGCGTCCAGCTTTATTTCACTGTTATTACCTGTGGCAATACGCGCAACAAAACGCATGGTGTATAAATTATTCGGGTAATCAATTGAGTATGCTGTCAACTTAAACTGACTAAAGTCACCAACAATTATTTCTTCGGGAATGATTGTGACTGCGTTTGCTTCGTCAAATAAATTAGCCACGGCAAGCTCCTTGTGTAAAAAGCATCTGTTTCTTGTCTCGTGCTTTCACACGTTTTGAGTGACGACCTTTACGCGAAACTCTGTTCTTATCGCGCAATTCTTGCAGTTTTATCTTCTGCGCCATCAACGCCACCCATTTATAAATCCACCCTGTCTAGGCACATTGCGCCTTTGCTTGGGTGGTTTTTTGTCGAACTCTTTGTCACTCACATCTGACTTAGCAGACCTTTGAGCGATTATATTAACATTTACATTAACTATTGACAATGCCGCAATAGCATAAACTCTACAGTCTAACGCTTCGTTCCTAGTCCTCACCTTTATCCACTCTCTGCGGTGAAAACCCTTATGAAACTTCTTAACTACTTTCTCGGCTGTCAACTGCTTGAAGTATTCATCATCATAGGTGTGTGGGAAATGACAATAGCCAGCACCTTCTTCTTTAATCTTCAGATGCGAATAAACCATCTCTTTGATGGTATCTACGCCAACAGGAAATAGTTTACACTTCAGATTGTTATTAGTTGAAGGTCTGCCGACCATTGGCTTGCCTTCACCACCGACACCTTTGATAGCGAATACCCGTCTTGATATTCTAGGTTTGCAGAATTTGTAAACTGCTTGCGTATGGTGTCCACCGCTATCTATTGCAGTGGCTTTTATTCCAAGTTCTCTACCATCATGTGTTTCGTGCCTCAAGTTTAAGAAGGCATCTAAGTCTGCCCAAACTTGTCCAGAAGCTGGGTCGCCGTAGAAAGTCTGAAAGGCAACAGAATAAGTTTCACTGTCACGCGCATGACCCAAGACTTCACATTCTAACCGGTCATCTTGCACATCACAGCCAGCCGTTAGGAAGACTACATCGTCAGGAACTTTGCCACCATAATCCTCACGATGACTTGCTATGTCGAAGTCATCTAGGCGTTCCCCTTCATCTTCCCATACTTCGCCCAAGAAAGTATTAACCCAAACACGCAACGTCTGAGGTAACTTCTTAGCTAGTAAAAACTCACGAACCGCACTCTCAAGCGAAGTCCACGGTGAACACAAGCCAGACAGCCGAAACCCCGCCGTTCCGACCAGTGGCGCGGTGGCTCGCCACATTCCCTTGCGTATTGCACGAAAACGTGCCGCATCATCCCATGCTCCGCCACAATGTTCACAAGCATAGTATGCTGTCTCTGGCTTATCGCTTTCCCAGTGAACATTAGACCATTTCATAACTTGGTGTTCGCCACATTCGGAGCAGGGGACATGATACTCACGTTTGTCCGAATTTTCAAATGCCGCTTCAATGCGACTTGAGCCTTTATTGGTCGGAGTGCTAACCATAATGAACTTACGATTCCAGAAGGTCGTCGCACGCTTCCGAGCAAGCTCGATAGCGTCACCTTCCGAAGTTACTTGATAGCGGTCAACCTCATCGAACAATACAATGCGGATTGGTCTACTAGCCAAACCACTAGCTGAGTTCGAGCCAACAATAGTTATGTGACCGCCAGCAAAGTTCTTCTTTAGGGTTGTGTTACCGCTATCTCTTGAGCGTGGGTCTGCCACCTTATCCTTTAGTACAGGGCTATCCCTCAGCATTGGAGCAAGTCTATCCTTGCTGAACGTCTGGCTCATGTCCAGCGTGGGTTGAACGACCAACATAGGCGATGGGTCTTGATGTATGTGGTAGCCAATAAGGTTTAGTATCATCTCAGTCTTACCGACCTGAGCCGAAGACATGATAACTACGGTCTCAATCTTTGGGTCACTGATACAATCTAATATGCCACGTTGATATTCGGCACGACTNGTNTTCCATACGCCAGCTTCAGCAGATGCTTCCGGTGATAACCTTCTATACTTGTCAGCCCATTCACTTACC